TCACGATACACCGCCACGCGGATCGACCACCACGAAGCCGGCGAGTGACCGGACGTGTAGGCGGGTCCTGCGCCCACCGCTGTTGGCGTCGTAGGCCAGCACACGCCCCCCGCCGAGCACCTGCTTGATGACGAAGACGTGGCCCCGCCTCGCGGCGACCATGCCCGGAGCCGGCGCGGCCCGTGGAAAGCGCAGCCAGTTGGCGGCGAGCCAGAGCGAGCGGATCGGCCTGCCGAACACCTCTACGGCCGCCCCGCAGCCACAGAAGGCCCGCCGCGGGCAACCGGGCGGATGGGGCAAGATCGTCGCTCCACGGCTCAGGAATGACCGCGCCGTCTCGGGCGGGTACATGGGCGAGCCGAACTCGACGCGCTCGAACCGCTTCGCGCGAGCGACGCGCGCCTTGTCCCGCTTGATGATGGTGGTGGTTGACGCGATGCATGGCATCGTGACGTTGCAGTCGGGATGCAGCCCGGCCGACCAGCCCGGCACCGAGAAAAACAGCGAATAGGCAAACGCGCAGGCAAGCGCCAGCGCGCCGAGAAATACGGCTCGAAGCATGACAGTCCTTTCAGGTGGTGGGGATCAGTGAGGCTTGAACCAGATCGCGATCTTCATCAGCGTCTCGCCGAACATCACGATGCCGGACAGAATGCCGAGCAGGCCAATGATGACCCACTTGATGAATGTGCCGACGGTTCTGACTGCGTTCACCAGCCTGATCCCATCGGTCAGCGTGTCGATTTCCTCGTCGCGCAGATTTGTCAGGAACTCTTTGGTCCTCTCGGGGAGATCGTCGAATCTTTCGCTCATTTCGCCCCCCAGCCACAAAGCGCGACGCCGGCCGCATTGTGCTCCTTGATCTGCGCGACAGTTGCCGGCGTATCGGCCTTGGACCAGTACACCGGCTTGAACGACTGGCAGGCCACCAGCGATGCGCTAGTCCCGCCGGAACCCGTCGTCTGACAGGATGCTGTCAGGGTCGCGAGCAAGATCAGCCCGGACAAGCTCACGAGCCGCATTAGCCCGCGCAATGGCATCGTTTGCATCCTGTAGCCCCTTCGCGACGGCTGCGGCCGTCCCGGCGTCCATCCACTTCTTGCTGACCGCGTAGTCAGCGATCAGCTTGACGATGGACAGCAGCGCCGAGACGAGCCCGATAACGGTGGTTGCGGTCACGATCAGGCCGTGCGGTTACGGTCCCACACGAACCACCAGCCGACCGAGCCGAGCGAGAGCAGCGCGCCGACGAGCGTGGTCAGCATGTCCTCGGTCAGGTAGCCCTTGCCGACGAGAAGGCCGCCACCAGCGTTGAGCAGGATGCGAAGCACCTGCTGGATAGTTTGCCAGTCCATATTCATCTCCATGGATGTGAGGATTTGCGCAGAAGCCGCTGCGCGCGGATCGGTCAGCCCTTGGCAAGCTTGAGCGCTTCGCCCACCTTGCCGGCGAACATCAGGCCCTCGGCCTTGCGGCGCCGGACAAGGCCGGCGAGCACCTTGCCGCCCGCCCTATTCCACTTTGCGAGCTCGGCCGGCACCGCAGCCTTGTTGCCGGCGTTGAGCTTGCGCCAGAGCATGGCCGTCGCAGGCCCTCCCGTGTTGAACGACCACGACACCAGCGCATCAAATTCGTGCTGGGCGATCGGAACCTTGGCGCGCTCCTGCACCCAGCGCTCAAACGTCGCCATGTCGCCGGCAAGGGCGGCATCGCATTCAGCCTGTGACCAGATACTGTTACCATCGAAGCGTGGCAGGTGATGATTGGTGTGGCCCCAACCGATGGTCAGAACGCTGGCGCTGTCCCGGTACGGCTTGAAGTATCCGGGGCGGCTCTTGATCGCTGTCATGCAGCTTTCAAACGCCTTGACCAGTTCGAACCCAGCCGGGCTCATCTTTGCAGGCAGCGCGGGTCGCGCCGCGGGGGCAGCGGGGGACATGTTCAAGCTCTCTCCGGATGGTGATCTGTGCAGAAACTATGTTAGCCTGCTGACCTCACATTGGAGGGCAGCCGAATGGACACGATGGCCATCAGCGCGCCTGCGATCTATTGGGCTCCAGCAGGCCTAGTTAGAGCGCTGCTGATGGCTCTCGGTATCGCGCTAGTTCTATCCGCAGCGATTAGTGACCCGTTCGAGAATGACGGGTCAAACAGATGTCGTCCGTTTACGATCGGTGTGTCGGCAATAGGCGGGCCCGATCCGATCGGGCGATGCAGCCGATTTCACTCCGGTGCCAGATTGTCGCTGGATCGACATTTGGAGCCTGGCTTACTGCTCGGCGAGTCCGAGAGCCGCCTTTAGACCATCAATCGTCAAACCGACTGAGGCCAGTTTCTCATCAATCGATGCCGGCTGCGGCTCCGGCCTTGTGACAACGGTTTTTTGGCCATCGAATAAAATCGATTGCGCGTCGTCATAACTCAACCAACGCTCAACAAGCCGGACGCCCTCGTAATCCACGTTAACATCCGGACAATGCACGTCGTCGCCGCTTGGGAGGCGGATCGCGCTCGGCACACCTTGCGTCTGTCCGGCGGTGTCGCCAAACACCTGAATCTCATTGCCCTGCGTATCGACCAGCGAATATCCGACTTGCTCCATTTCACATCCCCATCATTGCGAGATTGAACCCAACGGTCGGCTTCGGCGTGAAGCTCAGAATCAAAATCCCCGAGCCGCCCGCGCCACCAGCAGCGCCGGAGGAATTACCACCTCCACCGCCTCCGCCACTCCCGCTATTTGCCGCCGCGGCGGTGCCGCTGGTCGACCCACTGGCAGCGCCACCATTCCCGCCGCCAGCTTGCCCGCTGCCCGCCCCAGCCGTAGACCTGTCCACACCGGGGCTACCTCCACCACCGCCGCCCGCATAGTCTTGCGATGTTCCAGAAATTGACGATGTGGTGCCGCTGCCTCCGTTTGGCGGGAAAGATGTGCCGTTACACGTCACGCCAGCCGACGTTGAGCCTCCACCCCCTCCAGTGTTTCGCAAGGTATTCCCGATGTTACCTGCATCGGAATTGCCGCCGGCATTGCCTTGGCCTGCCGTCCCCGCACCGCCGGTGCGGCCTTCTCCATTATTTCCGTTCGAGCCAGCTCCCCCGCCAGAGCCGCCTGATTTGCCAGACCCGGATGAAATATAGCTGCCTCCACCGCCTCCAATTGCTGTGGAGCCACCGAAAACTGAATTTCCGCCGTTGTTGCCGTCTCCAGTCGTCGCCGTACCACCGGCTCCGATGGTGACCGTGTAGTTGTTGCCAGGTGTCACCGCGGCGTTTGTCGTGGCGATAAGACCGCCGGCGCCTCCACCACCACCGCGGTTAGTCCCGCCAGATCCACCGCCGGCACAAAGTAAAAAGTCGGTTGCGAGGACACGTGCTGGCGCGGTCCATGACGTCGTACCAACTGACGTAAAGGATACGACCGTCGCAAACTCATACACGACGCCTTCGATTTCACGGATCGAAGGGCAATATGCTGGCTGCGTAACGATGAAATCTTGATAGTTGAGCGCATTTGACTGCAATCGACTCCAGAAGCGCCATGCGTCGATCTCGTCGTTGATGTTGCCAATCCACAGCACCACGCCGCCGCGAGATTTTGCCGTGATCTTCCAGTGCTGGGAACGACCCGACCGCGAGTGCTCTTTTGATTGCGAAAGCAGCCATCCAATCCGGAGTTCGTCGCGCTCTGACAGATGATGGATGTCACGGCCGAACAGTCTCATTGCAGCGCCTTGATGACGTAGGTCGACACTGAATTGATGCGTCTGATCGAGACGATAAACTTATTTGTATTGGTTGTCGTAAGCGCGTCTCCGGTATTTCCACTCGCAACCGTGAAGCCTGAGAATGTTATCGATCCGGCAGACGCGCCATTTGTGATAAGAATATCTATGGCGCAATCGCTCGATGGCGCAGCCAGCGTATGCGCGCCGTTATTGGTATAGTATTGATAGTTTCCGAGGGCTGGGTCCGGCGTCAGGGTTCCGCTCGAAATAGTTCCAATAGAATTAGGTGCGAGCGTAAAGCCCTTTGACACTGTCGAAGTCGTGTCGGCCTTCATAAAATCGGTGCCGGCCGTGGCCCCTGTCAGGCCACCCGAACCGTCCGCCTTTTGAATCTCGGAACCTGACGTGGCGGGAAGATAGTCATCATTGGGTGAAGCCGAGACAAGCTTTGTCCCATCAGACTTCACCATTCCAGATGGCGGTACGCCGGCGATAGAACCGAACGTGATCCCGCTCGACCAGTCACCGCTGGCCGCCGACAGCTTGAAGTAGAGCGTCGGCAGATCGTCGTTCGACGAATCCTCCTCGACCAGAACGGCGAAGTTTTTTGCGGCGCCATCATAGGCGGCGCGCCCGGCGAGGTCGGGCACCACTTCGTCGGGAGCAAAGGCTTCTCCCCGATCCCCTTTCGGCAAGGTGAGGTTCAGGAACTGATTTGGCGCATCTCCGGTAACGCTCGCGTCCGCCTCGTCGCCACCGGTGACAGTGCCGATCTCGAGGGTGTTCGCTGGACCCGGCACGGTGCTGTCGTCGCCCGGATCGCCCTTGTCTCCCTTCGGGCCAGCAATGGACGAGCCGGCAGACCATCCGCCGCCGTTCACGCGAACATACAAGAGCGAGGTGTCAGTCCCGAAATAGGTAAAGCCCGGATCTTCGCTATCGAAGTCATCACGATCCGCGAGAGGTCCCGCGGCATTGATCGCGATCCCCGCGCCGCTCGATATGATCTTCCAGACACCGCCACTTCCATCGACGATGATGGATGCGCCGTTATCCTCGCTCGTCGTGTCGCTGGTATCGCGGTAGAAGAACGCAATAAGCGTTTGGATATAGACCAGCCAGAACGTCGAGCCATCGAGAGCCCGCAGCGCATCGGGATTTCCAAGGCGAAGCGGTAGATAGGCGCGTGCATTCGCCTTCTCGACCGCAACGCCATCTTGAAATATCGGATGCGGATTGCCAGTCATCAGTTCAATTCCTCAAAAGCATCCTTGATCTGCTCATGCGTGGTGATCTCTCCCCCCTCGATGGCGAGATCGACGTCTTTGTTCTTGTCGAAGCAAGCTTGAATGTGCGCCGTGACTGCATTGCCGATGGCGATGATCTTGTCCCGATCCAAGGTGACGTAGACGCCCGCCGAAACCTTCCAGTTCGGGATCGAAAAGGTTTCGTCCTGTACCGCGCGGATGTAGGCGGCGGTGAGCACGGCCCTTGTCTGGTCGTCGGTCGGAATTTCGACGCCATCCAGAATAATCCCGGCATTCTCCGCGACATATCGCGCCGTTGCCGCCCATGTCAGGAGCGTCTGACGGTCAGCCATTAAGCAGCCTCCTCGACGCTCAAGGTGCGCCGTGTGAGCGTGTTCGCGTCACAGGTCACAGGACCAGGCGAGACGAGCGAGATTATCGCTACCTTGTAAGCGTGGGCGGAGGCGTCAGACGTATCGACCTCGAACGCGTACTCCAGATGCGATGGTTGTAATTGGGCGCCAAGCATACTCAATGCTTTGACCGCCGGCACTTGTGCCCAAGCGATGGCGTTCGATTCTGCATCCCGAAACAAACCGACGACTATGTCTGATCCCGAAACGGGCATCGAAGAATACTGGAAGATGCAATCCGCCGAATATCTGAATCGGAGTCGTGCACCCGACTTTTTCGCCGTATACGTCAGCGACGCATCATCGATCAGCCGCCGATGCGATGTCGTCGGCGCTGTCGTGGCGGAATAGGTATACCCGCTCGACCCGCTCGGCGCCGTGGTTGAACCGGATGCGGTCTGCACCGACTTGCGGTCGATCCAGGAGCCAGCCGCCGATACCCATGCCGATCCGGTATAGCGAAATTCGGTGCTGTCGGCCTTGTTGTAAGCCAGCCAGCCATTTCCGGGCGCGTAGATCGTGAACGTGTTGACAACCTCGCAGATCGCGATCTTGCGGTCATGCCCCGCCCACGCACCCGTCGCGCTCGCGCCGATGACGTAGGCCACCCCTACCGCGGCCGTACCGGGCGGCGACATGGTAGTCATGTCTTCAACGATGATCCGCCGGCCGAAGTTGATCGCGGCGGACAGCGGGACGGACGCGGCATCGAATGATCGCGCGCCTGGCCCATAGGACCATCCATCGCTGTAATAGCCCTTGAAGCCGCCGATATCCTCGATCAGCAGCCACTTGCCGATGGCCGGGGTCTCAAAGCGCCAGCCATTCCGCGTCCAGATCGCGAGGTCATCCTGATGGGAGGACCATGCCCCGCTTGCGCCGGACGGCACGAGATAGACGTCGCCAAAAGAGGGGGCGTCAGGCGGATCGGAGACCGCGTCGCTCAGCGCCGAGCGAATATGAAAATCAAGCTCCTCGACCTTGTACCGATAGCTATCGGCTGTCACGATGACGGCAACGCCATCGTGGTCGGATGTCATGTCGTCAGGATCCAGCCAGAACAGCGCACCATTGAACGCCAGCACTTGAGGCAGAGCGCCAGTATCGTCATCCAGCGCATTGAACGTGCTTGGATCGTCGGATGGCTCGAATGTGAACATCATCCGCTTGATCAGAAAATTCCGCAGCAGCGGTGAACTCGCCTGCCCTCCTGAGGGCAGCGCGCTGATGACTTCACTATCCATTGAGATCAGCTCACATCAAGGTCTGGCAGCTCGAACGGCTGCAACGGGTAATTTCTGACCGCGATCGTCGGGTCGTATTCGCGCAGCCCCAAGGACAGACCCGAAAAGTCATCGAGAAATCCCATGGTCTCGACTGCGTATCTGCCGTTCATTTGTGGATACAGGCGGGAATCAACCCTCACCGCCCTACCGGCGCCGATGGCGTCGCCTATCGCCTTGATCTTAATGTTACAGTTCAGGCTCTTCTTGAGCCTGGCCTCGTCGATGTACTGGTTCGACAGGATCTGCACCATGTCGGAATCGGAGGTGAACGGCAGTCGCAAGGTGCGCGGTATCAGTTCGTCATCTTCCTCGATCAAGTCATCGCGGGTTACGACGGGACCGTCGACGTCCTGGTACTCACGATCCGCTGCCGAAAAACGGCTGGCCTCCTGGTTGACAAGATCAGCCTTGGCGCGATCGCACTGAAATTCAAATCCGCCCAACAACATATCGTCGTCGATCGTCGTCACCGGCTCGCGCGGCTGGGATGAGCCTATCCAGCCAAAGCCGCGATCCTGCACGCAGAACCCGCGGTTCGCGGTTAACATCGCCTCCAGCGCCGTTCGAGGGCTTTGATCCAGAGTCACCATGCCATCAATTTGATGACCTCGCTCCTCGTCAAACTCCGCGGCGCGGCCGATCTCGTCCCAACGGATGCGACCGGGCGGATAGTTCACACCGTCTGGATGCCCCAGCCAGTCCGCCTGAGCCAAGGCGGCGGTGCGACCCACTTCGCGGCCGTTGTGGATGTATTTCCACGAGGACATGGCATCGGCGACGTCCTCGGCGTCCCGCCAATCCAAGGGATAGCGCTGCGACGGATCCCGCGGATCGTAGAGCGGCATCCCGTCGACATCGATAAGTGGATTTGGGACCGAAACGCCCTGCCCCCACATCGCCTCAAATTCTTCCGCACTGTCGCCGAAGTCGAAGCGAAAGTTGGCGCGCGCGATACACCGCTGGCGAAAGGACGATTCAAGATTGGGAAAGTCGCTGGCGAGAAGTGGACTTATGCCTTGATCATCGAGACCCGCGCCGAAATCCATGTGAAGTCGCGAGACACCCGACTTGACGTAAATCTGACCTTCAACCGGGAGCGGCGTCAGGATGGTATCGAACGCAAAGGACGAGAGCATGATGTCGTTGGTACTGATGTGCAACCCACGCACGCCGCTGACGCGCCGATCCGACAACAGAAGCTGGAGATAAAGGTATGGCGGCTTGCTGTCGTCGAAAAACGACACGGCGCCGCCGACCCGCGAGCGTCCATATATCCATCTCTTGATCGGCGACGATTGCTGGACGCTGCCGCGCGCCTCGGGCGAATTGATGGTCGCTGCGTCCCCGATGCCGCCCCCCTTCGGCTTGTTGATCGCGGCGAGCGCGTAGTTGGCGCCCAGCGCGAGGCCTCCGAGCGCGATACTGCCGATCGCGCCTCCGAGCGTCAGCCCGAGAATGAGCGGCGTGGATGCCAGGCCGCCGGCGCCGACGAAGCCGAGGATCGTTGCGCCGATCGTAAACGGGTCCTGCGGCACGTCGCGGGGCCGGCCGCCGCTGTAATACTGCCACATCTATTTTACCCGCCACGCCCGCGCGACCTGTTCGGTCGGGACCCCCGCAAAGCCCGTCATGGTGCGGCCGACCCACAGCGCGGTGTGCCGGATCAATCCGCATCGCGGACTGTCCTTTCCGATCAACAGCCCGACGTCGCCAACCAAGGCCTTGCGCGGTTCGATCTCGTTCCAGCCGTTCGACTCGGCCACGAATTCAAACGCGCCGGCGAAGCCGCCGAACCCGCGCGTCACCCGTGCCGCGCCGCGCGCGGTTCTGTATCGATCCCGGAACAACAACGCCGGATCATATCCCCGCGCGCGCCAAACGATGTCCGCGAGCGACAGGAAGCAGTCACCGCCTCCCCAGGAGAACGGCACGCTGCACCAGATATCGATCGCAGCCGCGATCTCGCCTGCCAGCGCCTCCCGCTTTTTCATCACGCCGATTTCCGCCAGTTCGACTGCTTGTTTGCCAGAAGCGGGATCTGGCTCAGTCCCGTGTCGTCTGGGAATCGCGCAATCTGCGATTCGTGGGTCCATGCCTTGTTGACGGCGCGCTCGATCGTCCAGAACCCGACATTGACCGTGATCTCGATAGTGACCAATCCGTCATCCGCCACCCTAAGCGTCTGGTAATCCATCTTATCGTCGATGAGCTGATATGGCTCACCGACAACCTTGTTGCGCGAGATCGCAGCCAGCCAGATCTTGACAGCACGATTCCGGACGTTCGCACTCAGAAACTCGGTCGACGTCGGCGGCACGCCCCGCAAAGATAGCGTGATCTGCTTGACCTCGAGCGTTGTCGTCTTCGACACGCCCGACACCTTGCCGAGGATGCCGACGCCGCGGAACGTCTCGCCGTTCCAGGTGAGGTTACCGCTGCGCGACCATAGCCGCACCTCGGAGTCTGGATGATCGAGGTATGCCAGCAGCGCCACCTCTCCGCCGCGACGAAGATGCCGGCGGAAGCGAACGTCCATCACTGCCACGGCAGAACCTCATCGAGAGAAAAGCCCATCTGTCCCCGGCTCCCAAGTCCACGGGAAACGGCCCCCTCATCATCCGCCGAGAGACGAAAGACCGACGTCGGATAGCTCAGAACGATCATGTCACCGGCAGCAACGCGGCGGCGAAGACCTGGCTCGAAATAGAGCCGCGCCTTGCCGGTCGCGCTGACGTTCGCATCACGCACGACCTCATAAAGATGTCCATGCTCCGCGTGGATGCCGCCGGGGCGAACCTCGAACAAGTCCCCCATGCCGAGAGCGGCCTTCAGGCTCGCCGGCAGCATTCGCACCACGAGGCTGTCTGCCCCTTCATCCGCGACCTCGTCCGCGACGACGAATGGCGGCAGATATCCGCTCACCCAACCTGTCCCATCGTCGAATGTCGTGCCGTCTGACCAGTTCTCCTGCGTTGGATCGACCCTGAACTGATCATGAGCTGGTTTCATCCGATGGTAATCGACCATCCGAATGAAGCCGTTGACACCCTGCAGACGAGTGATGAAGGCCTGCACACGGCGATGCTGCGGAGCCTTCATTCTGGGAAACGTCAGCTCGGCTTTAAATCGCTGCACCTGTGGCCCATAAACTGAGGCGGAGCCGGTATAAGGCGACAGCGACTGCAGATTGGCCGGAAGAAGCCGGAAGGTACTCTCGGCTGTGCCTCGCCACTCTTTGGGCCATTCCCATATTGTCGTCATGGCGTCAGGAATGTCGATGTTGCACGTTGGCCCTTGCGGATCGCCTGGATTGTTTCCACCTGCGTCTGCCGCGAATTCTGTGCAAGCATCACGCGGATCGCGGCCATATCAGTCGGAGTCATGCCGGCCTGAAAGATCGGGTTGTTCGAGATTTTGACGACAATGTTGGGGCTCGAACCGCTATACCCGGCCCGCGCAGCAGAACGTATGGGACCAACATAGCCACCGCCCGCGAAAGCCCGGACACGACTGGAATTGATGGCTTCAAGCAACGCGCGATTTTGCCGCGTCGCCGCAGCGTTGACCACGAATTCGCCGTTTGACAAACGGGCGGGGATGCTGTCGCTCCTGCCGGTGCCGGGACCGGAAATGTAGCCGCCCGACGCCTTCCCCATGAAGCTCATCAGATCCAGCGGCGCGCCGGCCGTGCCACCCCCAAACAGCGCGCCGATTGCGCCGGCAAGCGGCCCAAGGACCGCCTTCTTGATCGCGATTTTCGCCAGCTCAGAAATGATCGATTGAGCCATCGACTTGAAGGCGTCTTCCACGGTCTTGGTGCCGGCGACGATGTCGCCAAAATCCGACGCAATACGATCGAGGGAGTTGGCAGCCATCCCCTCCAGTTGCCGACCAACGTTCGAGGATTCTCTGGCGAAGGACGCCAAGGGCCCATTCAATTGTTCGAGTTGCCCCTTCGCTTTTGCATAGGCGTCAGCCAACGCCTCAATTTTCTCCCTCTGCTCATCCGTTACAGCGGTATTCTTCTTGCCTGCGTCCTCATTTGCTCGGCGCGCGGCAGTTTCGAGCTCGACAATAATCCTGGCACGCTCGCGCGCCTCGATGGTTTGATCGATGGTCTTCGCCTCAACACTCATCAGATCAATCTGACGCTGCGTCATTGCCATGCGTCGCTCGAAAGCGTCGCGCTCACCAGCCGTTCCCTTGTCATCCTTTACTGGGAAGTCTGACAGTTTCACCTTCTTCGTGGCGAACTGCGAGAAGGCATCATCGAAGCGATTAGGCTGATCAGATTTCTTCGCCTGCCCCTTGACTGTCTCCGCGTTGGCATCCTGCATTGCCTTGCGAAGCGCTTCGATACCAGCTACGCGGTTACTGATCGCGTCGTTTACCGCGGCTGCGGCCCGAGAACCTGATGCATCGAACAAGAACGCATACAGGTTCTTGAACGACGGATCGTTCCAGAGATTGCGAGCCGCGGCGACGATGTTGTCGACTTGCTCTGTGGCGTTAGATTCTGACGCCGCTTTTGCCAGATGCGCAAACGCATCGCCCAGCTTGGTAACAACAAAAGCGAGCGCATCAAGGGCGGATGTGGCCGATTTGCTGATTCCAGCCGCGTCATTTATGCGCTTTGCAGCATCAACCGCTACATTTTCCAGTCGCGTAAACCCCTGCGCGACCGTGAGCGATGATCCCGCCACCTGTTGGTTGAGGGTGACAGCCCCGGCTTGGAATCCTTTGAAGAACGCCTCCGACGAGACCTTTCCTTCGTTGACTAGCGTCCGAAGTTTGGAAACTGACCCGCCAACCTCTTCGATACCGCGGGCTGCTGCCTGCACAATCGGCAGCGCCCCCTCCAGCATCGAGTTGAATTCTTGTGAGCGCACCACGCCCGATCCAAGCGCTTGCGACAATTGCAGCAGGGCGCCGGACGATTCTGTCGCCGATCTTCCGGACACCCGCAGCGCGACAGCCACGTTATCCGTAAACTTGAGCATATCCTGCGTTGACGCGCCCAGTTCTTTCTGGACCATCGAGACGCGGCCGTAAAGCTGGACCAAAGATTCCAGAGGCGCCGCGTTCTTCTGCGCAGAAACAAACAGAGTGTCGTAAACTTGGGTCAACTGGTCGCCGGACAGCCCGGCCACCTTAAGCGCGTTGTCAATGCGTATAGCCGTGTCGATGAGAGCCTGAGCGCCCTTCACCGATGCGAAGCCAGCGAATACAGCACCGAGTTTGCCAAAGTTCGCCGCAGCGAGATTACTCGATTCCGCCGTGCGCTTCTCGATCTTGGCCATCGTCGAATTCGTCTGACCAAGCGCCTTTTGCATTGCGGTATCGTATTTCTTAATATTGGCCTCCAAACTCACAACGAGGCGCTCGATATCCGTTGCCATGGGGAGGCTCCAATGATCCGCTTTGCACTTCTAACCGTGATCGCGTTGGCATATGCGACCGCAGCACAGGCATGGACCACCGAGACCGCGACCTCTCCGGTCGACGACAGCCCAAATCCACTGATTTGGCAGAATGCTGACCGCACATACACGACCAGACTTGGTAAGCAGTGGCGGCCCAACCTTCAGATCGCATGCGAAAGCCGCAGAACAATCTTTGCGTTTTCTGTACCGGAACTATTCGTTTCCGATCATGGCGCGTGGGGTGCCGTGACTGCACGCGTCGACAAGCGACCAGCTGTGCAAATTAGGATGATCGCAGGAAACGATCACAAGTCACTCGCCCTAATAGGATCGCCAGCAATTCGAATGGCAAAAGCCGTCGCCGCTGGAAGAACCATTTTTGTCAGAATCCTGCCTGTGAACGAACCCGCATTCGACATAACGTTTGATGTCGACGGACTAGATGAAGCACTCAAGCCAATCAGGAAAGAATGCTCCTGGTGAAGCGCGATTCGTGCGGTCAGTTACCAATCTCAAATGATACCGCGCGGACAGAGCTAAAACCCCGCCCGTCCCACGAATAGACGATGTTCGAAAGTCGACGCGGTGCCGTCGGTGCGGACAAAATCCACTCCGACAACTCCATCCTCTCAGCGTCCGTCAGTTTATTGCCACCGTCAGCCGAGCTTGCTCGGTTGAAACCATTGACCACAGCGACGTACTGCCACACCGACATGCGGTCGACTTCCTGTGGGGTGAACCCCATCGCGGCGCCACTACCGTAGAGCATCGCGGCCCTGATCTTGCCATTTGGCAGATCGTCTAGCCGTTCTCCTTCGTCACTGGCGCCGCCTCGGCTTCCCCCGGCGGTTCATCCTCCGGCCCAGCCCATGCGATGCCGAGAATCCCGGCGGCCAGCATTCGGCTTTCCAGCGGCGGCCGGCTCTCGACGTAGTCGCGGACCATCTGGAGCGCCTTCGCCGGCTCCATCCCGCCGCCGATCAGGCCGAGCCGAATCGTGTGCGAGATATCCTGCACGCGGCAATCATTGGTCATGAGACGCTGGAGGACAAAACCGGGTCCGGCGTCGCACGCTTCCTGAAGCTTGATCAATTCGCCCCAGGCAAGGCGGAAGGTATAATCGCCATCTGCCCAGGCCAATGTGACAGAACCGTCCCTGCTCATTACGACGACGGCGCCGCTGTGCGGACCATCTCGCCATCCGATTGCATCGAGATGTTGCTGGTGACGGTCCGGCCATTCGGCGCGGTCGCTTCCATGCTCTCGACATGCATCCGCCCGGTGTAAGTGATGGTCTTGGCCGGGAATTCAAGCTCGACCTTGACCGGCGTCGATTCAACTTCGTGGAAAGCGTCGAGCCACGTATCAACCGACTGCGCAGCCAAAACACCCTCGCCGCTGATCGACATGCTCAGCGAGGTAGCATCTCGTCCGACCCAATCGACGGCGTCCGGATCGTCGCAGTCTGGCACGTTGACCTCCTCAAGACCCTTCGTGAAGGTCAAGGTCTTGGATGTGAAACCGCAGGGCGCGGAATAGACAATCGGGTTCGCGTCGTTTCCGAGCAAAACCCTCACCTTCCCACCTTTGATGCGGGTCGCTGATGCCATGGTGGCCTCCTGTTAGAAAGTCGAGTGATCAGGGCGTCTCGACGACCGCCGTAAATTGAACGACGCCGTGATTTGTCACGCCGTCGGGATCGCGGAGGATCCGAAACAGCTCGCAGGTGAGCGTCACGAGTGCATTCGCTGAAAGGGCGAATTCCGCATTATGGAGAGTCCGCCGCACAGCGTCGCTGATCTTGTGACATTCGGCGGACCCGTAAGCCTCACCATTGCCCCAAGACCAGACGTCGACCTGAAATGTCACTTCCACCGCATCGCTGCAATCCGCGTCGTCAGGCGACCCGGACACAGGCCCAAAGCTGATATACGGGCTGGTGACGTTCGGCGTCCCATCCTGCTTTTCCGGGACGCGATCGTAGATTTTTGCGCCGACAAACGCCATGACAGCAGGCGCGGCCCGCAGTCTCGCCAACGCAGTAGCGACGAGTTCAAACGTCGGAGAGGTCATTAGCCCTTGCTCGCGGCGGCGACCGCTTTAGCGGCCCTATTCGTTGCACGGGATATCCGGCTTTTTACGCGCCTACGGAGCGCGCGGTATGATGGATAAAAGAACGGTTGCGCCGCAGTCCCAGGGTGCTGACTGCCGGAAAACTTCCCGCCATTGATGTGCGGCGCGGCACCGAACTCAACCAGATGCGCGTATCGCACCTTCCCATTGCCCGCCGAAATCCGGACGGAGAGATCGGGGTCACCAGAAACTGGCGATGCTTTCTTTCCGCTCCGCTTCTGGAACGCAGCATATTTCGGGGCGCCACCACTTCCCCACGTCTGTGCGATGCTTTCTCGCAGAGCGCCCGCCTTTGCATCCTTGGCCTTCTGTTGGCCGGAGGGCGGCCCCACGGGCGCCAGCCGCTTCATCATGCCGACCATCTCGTCGGCACTCTCAGCCAGCGCCTGTCTGATGGCCGCGCGTGTCTGACTTGGCAAATTCTTGAGCTTGGCCTGAAGGGATTGCAGCCCCTTTACGTTGGACGCCATCAGCTCGGCTCACCTTCGGTCACAAGTATATCGATCCACTGCCGCTTGCCGTCCGGGTCCACCGGCGCGGCGCTGATGCCGAATACGCGGTTCGTATTTCGCGCATCCACCAGGCGCCACGCCGGCGTCACGTCTTTCATCAACCGGCAATTTCTCACGGTAACGACCCATGGCTGCCGGCCCTGCAGGCGCGCCTGCATGACGGTTTCAGTCCCGCGGAGCGGCCGGAGCGCGGCATCCAGCGTGAAGACAGTGGCGAAGTCGCCGGCGCCGGGGATCGTGCCGCCCCAGCCGTCGGGCGCGTCGGCCCGCCGCTGGAAATGCAGCCGGTCGCGCAGCGCGCCGTGGCGCCGGTTGCCGTCAGCCATTTGTCAGGCCAGAGACGGATCGCGCGAGCGCCATAGCAGCGCGGCGATCGGATTCTTCGGATCGGGACCGGTCTTTCCGGAGAGACCTGTCAGCATCGCCAGCGATTCCTCGGTGTCGTCGAGCAGGCACCGCACCGTGATGATGATCGCCGCGGTCACCCGCGGCGGCACGGTTTCCAGCGTCCAGGCCGGATCCGGCTTTGGCTGGATGTAATCGAGAACAATGTCCGTAGCCTGCGAGATCTTCAGCTCAATGTCGTCCAAGCGCGTCGCGTCGCCATCGCCGGCTGAGGAATCCGCGATATCGGCGGCAAGACCAAGCTTCAAAGCCGCGTCCACCTGCGAAACCGTGACAAGCGCGGTCATCCCCTGACATCCTTGCCATTCGCGCCCCTCTTGACGGCCAGGCGCCAGCCGCCGTCGGGCGTGTCGGGCTTGCCGGGATTGTTGCGCTGCGCGATCCAGAACGAGCCGCCCCACGTCACGCCGGATCCTCGCGTGTACTCCCCGCCCTCACGCCAGACGCCGCGGTCCACGACCACCGGGAAGAACAGTTCATGCGTCTCTAGGATGTCGCCGCTGCCGAACTTTAGCAGGATCGTCTGTCCATCCGGCAGCATCTCTGTATCGAAATCCTTCAGCGAGAAGCCGTCGCGACCGGGCTTGCCGGGATCACCGTCTCGTCCGACAACATGGCCAAGGTTCTTCGTCTCACCATTCGACAGGGTGATGACCAGATTTCCTTCACGATCGATGAAGCCGCCGGCGAGGCCGATGCCATTCTTGCCCGGCTCGCCATCCTTTGCCTTTGGCAGGCCCGCCATGGCCTTCGCAACCGCATCCTCAATGAACGGGCGCACGTCATCGACAGTGACGCTCTTGCCGTCCCGCGGCGCGGGGATGGCGGCCACGGCAGTTCCGACCTCATCCGCAATCATCCGCCGGATTGCTTCCATATCAACAGGTTCGGCATCCTTGCCGTTCTTTGGCGCCGGTAATGACGCGAGCTTCCCGTCGACGCAATCCATCCACGCCTGCGCCCGAGCGGCGTCTTGCGCTCGCGCATCGGCAATGGCGGTCTCAACCATGCCCGCGATATCCGGCAGTTCCGGTGACGGCTGGATCGAGGCGAGCGCGGCGCGCACCTCTTTGAGGTCTTCCGCAAGCTCATCCCGCAAGCGCGCAGCAATCGCGGCTTCATCAGCATCCTTGCCGTTCTTTGGCGCCGGAATCGCACTGACGCGCTCATCGAGATCGGCCACCGCAACCCGCAAGGGCTCGACGAGCGCCGCTATGTGCGCCTTTACGATCGCCGCCGTCGCCTCTGCGATTGCCTTGGCGTCAAGCATTCAGGGCCTCGCGGAGGTCTTTTTCGAACAGCGCCAGGTAGGCGCGGGACTGCTCAGGGTTTGGAGCAGGTTCCGTCGGCGTCGGCTGGGGCACCGGAGCTTCAATCGGCTGCGCATCCCGGCGCGACAGCCACTCAAGGCTGTGATCCTGCTCCTGCATATAGACGGTGTCGCCACCAACCACCGGCGGCGCATTGAGACGCTTGCGCTGCTCGTTCGGCGTCAGCTTGCCCTTGGCCTTTTCGAGAACGTCCATTTGCGTGGCACTGTCCATGCGGAGCAAGCCATCAAGATCGAACTCGGTGCCTATCTGCTCGCCGGTGCCAAGCCCTTCGTCGAGGCAAAGTTCGATGGCCTCGATCAGACTTTGCAAGCACTGCGAATAGTATTCGACGTTGAGCGACTGAATGTTGTTGTAATTCGGCAACTGACCGACGCTGATCTTGTACGGCGGAACGTGAAACGTGCTGCACACCACTTCCGCAGTCCACTTCAACTGCTCAATCAGTTGAGCCTCAACCGACGTCATCGACATGCGCTCATATTTGAGCCCATCGCCGAGCACCGCAACCTTCTTGCTGTTGTCGCCGGTGTAGTTGGTCTCCCAATGTTCTTTCAGGCGTTTTGCCGTTTCATCCGAGATCGCGCCTGGTGCCGTGAGGATGCCCGGAACGGTCGCGCCGCCCTCGAAGAACCGCGTCGAATTCTGTTGGATATAAAGGCCCTGCATCGCTGACAAGCCGCAGGCGACGATCGGCGATGTTCCAACCAACGGATGGAAGATGCAGTTATACCGATCGTGGATGATCTCGCGGGCCGGCACGATTACCCGTTCGGTGACACCGGACAGCGCGTCGACGCTCAACTCGTAGAAAACATCACCGGATTCAGAAACGAGCGGCCGGACCAAGTTCGGGTCCAGAACATACATCGACGTCACGACGCCGCGGTTGTCCCGCCCCTTGAGGATATAGGCGTTGCCGCGCGACAGCTTCGACAGCACCCAGCTTTCGTAGAACTGGATGCGGTTCTGAACCTTGTTCGGCTTCCGCAGCACCGGCGAATACGCCGGGTTTGTCGTTTCCGTCCAGATATCGTTGCTGTCCTTCGCAACCAGCTTGACGCGCAGCTTCGCGATGTCCGACGCGATCAGCGTCATGCAGGCATAAACCGCATGATAGACGGCAACGGAATCGAACTTCACCGTAATGTTCCGCTGCCACGCGCCCGCGAAGCTCTCGCGCACGATCGGATACCAGCCGCCGCGATTGCCGGAAACACCAGAAAGCGCCTTTTCCTTCCGGGCCCGGGTGATCGACAGACCAAAGATGCGCATCAGCTATTCCTTGGCGCGGCGGCGTCGCTTGCGCGATGCGTTGGCTATTCTGTCCGCCAGGCCGGCCGGCGGCGTAGGAAGCGCTGTCAATTCGGCGCGCCCCAACTCGATCGCACGCTCGCCGCATTCGCGCCGGACCAGCAGCACATCTCCGGCGCGATAGGCAATCGTGACCTGCGGTGTCGGCTTGTAGTCAAAGTCCGCGAGAAATCGGACCCGCATTCCGACATCATGCTGCGACATTCACCGCCCCGGATCGGCCGCAGAACTCGAAATCCTCAAAACCGTGCATCCGCGCAAGGCGCAGAGCATGATCGTCGTCATTGGCAATCGCCAGCACCGGCGTCGGCCAATGTTCGGAAGCCTCGGGAGACGCAATAACAGCATCGAAAGGCCCGGTTGCCAGCGCCCGCTCAACGTCGGACCAAATCGACGGCCCGTAACCCAAGATCAGGGCCCGGCCGGACGCATCGCGGAAGTAGTTCTGCCGCACCCAATCGTCTGCTCCGAGATCGACCACGTTCCAAGGCTTCGGCGTGCCCGGGAAGAACATGATGCGTTTTTCGGGAGCCCGCCCGTTGTATTGGCTACCCCACCAGATCACGCCGTCCTCGACGCCCCAGGTCGCTTCGCCCCAGCCGAGAACATGGGAAATCCACGCCTGATCCGAGCCGATGTACTTCTGCCCCGCCTCGGCGGCGCCTTCCGGCGTAAAGGTCGTGTAGACCTGCGGCCGCGCGCCGGCGGTCATCATCAGCATGCTCCCGTTGTACGGACGATTGGCATGGCCGCCGCGGTACATCACGAAATCGTCCGGCCGATCGAACAACGGGTCGAGCATCCCGGCGATTACGCAATCCATGTCCATCGAAACAAACCGTTCGCCGAAGATCGAAGCCGCGTCAGGCCGGAACATCGCGATACGCCGCAAGCACTGCGGAAGGCCGCGGTCCTCGCCCCATGTCGGAATGCGGACATTCTCAAACTCGCGCGGCGGCGCGATAACATCGATACCCGGCAACTCGTCGACCAGATCCGTCACCACCGCCAAACGGTGCGGCAGCGTCAGATGGCGGCGAACCATATCGGCCCAGATCAACACATGCTCGCGGGTATACGCCGCACGCCCGCCGGGCTGATTCCACCACCACGTCAAAACAGTGAGCATCAGATGGCCGCCTTCAATTCAACCATACGGGCATTCATCCGCTTTCCGAAGTCGAAGGCCGCGCCGGCCAGCAATTGCAATTGCGACCGATGCGGCTCCGGCAGCGTCTCGGCGATACGCCAAATCTCGCGCTGCGTTTCACATATCGTCAGTCGATGCGATTGATGCTCGGGGTTGATGTGGTACTTCCGCGCGGCGCGCGTCGCTTCAAGCGCGCCAAGCAGCGTCATCCCAGCCGGGACCGGCCCAAGGTTGGTGATTCCTTCTTCGCCAGCCATCAGCCCGCCAACGCCTTATCGATCTCGGCTTGCAGCCGCTTCGCGCCCCAACGGCGATCGACGGCGATATTCAGCGCCTCGGCGTCTGCGCGAAGCTTGCCGATATCTTCAGCGCCGTCTTGCTGGACCATCTGCTTGATGCTCGCCGGCGGCTGATCGAGCTTCACAGGATCGCGCACAGCCTTCGCCTTTTTGATCGCCAGAAGCACTCGAGCGTCTGCCGACCGTGCATCGAATATGTCGCCAGGAACAAGCTGGCGCGTTGCATAGGTGAACGGTCGCGTCGCAATCAATTTCTGCATGACACCCTCAATTCAAGACAGAGGCCGGGCAGCCGTAGCCGCCCAGCCGGAATTTGCGCCAGCCTCAGGAGGCCGGAACCGCGCCGCCCCACGCCACGCCGGTCAGATAGGCGACGGCCGAGGTCCGGCGGCGCTTCCAGTTGATGGTGCGCTCCGCACGGAAGCCGACCATGTTGCGCTGCCAGAGCGAGACAAGCACCGTGCTTGCGGCAGTCGGCTCATCGGGTACACTGTCCATCTGAAGCGACGCCTGATCGCTCATGTCGACGGTGAAGCCGCCCTCGTCGCCCAGATAGATGTCCGAGGCGTTGACAATGGCGACCACGCTGCCGATGTGGTCGGATACAATCACCGGGAGACCGAAGAAGCGGCCGCCAGTCATCGTGATGCCGGGGAACGCGGCTTGGCCGAGCGCATTCACCATGAGCGACAGCGCCAGAGCATTCGTCGACGACATCAGCACCACGCCGGAGGTCGGCGGGTTGTCGGCGTCGATGAACTTCTGGAACAGCGCGCGCATGTCGAGACGCACCTTGTCTTCGTCCGTTCCGGTCGACGCGATGGCCGAACCCCCGTTGAGGATCGAGGCCGGCTTGACGTCGGTCGTGCCCGCGTTGCTCGGATCGACGAAGTCGATGTCGAGGCGCGAACGCAGGGCCTCGACCAACTGATCGCGAACGATCACATCGGCCGAAGGGCTGGAATCTCGGATCGCTTCCATCGTCAGAACGGCGATGTTGGCGACCTTGAGCGGGTCCAGCGTGGTCCGGCTGAAGTCGAACTTGGTCAACGGCTTGGCGTTGCCTTCGCCGACCCAGTAGCCGTCGCCACCGGAGGTCTGGCCGACAAGCGCGACACGGAACGGCACGCGGCGAAGCGCCGGGATGCCATTGGCGCCGAACTTGCCGATGATGGTCTGCGGCCGCAGGAACTCGATGAAGTCGGCATAGACCGAACTTTCATCGCCGACCAGGTTGCCAACCCATGTCGTGTTCGACGTGCTGCCGGCCGCCACCGCCTGCTTCAGCACATGCACGACGGGCTCGTCGTTGGTGTAGCGCTGAATCGCAAGCTGCTCGGCTTGCGGAAGGTTACCCTTCGCCAGACCGATGCACTTGATGACGCGCGCCATCTGAATGCCCGGCTCAAGTTTCGGAGCGACCTTTACCTGCGCCGGGACGGTGCGGGATTCGGTCCCCTCCTCCGAGGTCGCGGCCTTAATCGGGCGCGCCGCAGCGCCGGCAGCCTTCTCCATCGTCCGCAGACGCTTGAGGTGGCCATCGATCGCTTCGACGTCCTTCTCGAAGCCGTCGTATTCTTCCTGCTGACCGGCGTCGAGCGTGGTGCCCTCTTCTGCCGCTTTCTCCATGATCGCTTCCATGCTGGAGACGATCGACGCGCGCTTGGCCTCGTAGGCCGTGATCTGTTCTGCGAATTTGCTCATGATTGTCCCTTTCGGATCGAGCGAATGACGAATGGTTTCGCCCCGACGCGGGCGGGATCAGCCAGCTTCACCACGCGAACATTCTTGCCTGACGCGGCTACGGTCGCAGGGTTTGCTGGAATTTCGGGTTCAGAAACGCCGGCAGCAGTACGGAGGCCCTTGTCGATGGATTTGACGGCGGAGATAACGGCTTCTGCGTTGGCGGGGATCGCTACGCTTGAAAGCTCGAATATCTCCACTTCCTGGAATTCGATGCCGCCATCCTCTTTGAAGGCATACTTCAGCGGTCGGAAGCCGATGGACACGGCGCGCACCAAGCCGTGCACGATTTCACCCCAAGCAGTGTCGACACGATCTTTCAGCGGCCCCGGATCGGCAACAACCGGAATCTCGGCTTCGAACTCGATGCCTTTGGCCGTCGGCTTCTTGAATGTAACGCTACCGATCGGCGCATCGTGATTGTGCTGATGAAGTAATACGAGTGGGTTCGTGAACTTCGCGCCCATCGGATCGATCGTGTCCTGCACGCGATCCAAGGCCGGCGTTGTCGCCCAGCCAGAAAACACTCGGCGTTTCTCATCGAGGCTTTTCATCTCGATGACGGAATAGGCTCGGTTCATATTGGAAATCCTCAGACGAACAACATCTGGAATTGTGGCTTCTTCGCCTCGAAATCCGCCAAAGCAGCGCCAACGGCCATCGCGTTCGTCACGTTGCCGTCAATACGGCCTCGAGATCGCTTCTTATCGAAGCAACGATTCCCCTGCCCGTCGGTATCGACCATCGTATTCGCGGCGCACATGTAGGTGACCGGGTTACTTTCGATGGTGATGGCGCCGCTGAGGATCTTGTCCTCGTAGCGCTCGATCGAGGTCGGCATCGTCAACTGGCGCTCTTCGAACATGCGCCGCTTGCCTTGCGCGTGCGGAACGAGCTTCAAGCCCCTTCCTTCCGGCTTGTCTTTTCCTTCATACCGCCAGACCGGGAAGCCGATTTCCTCACACGCCGCGATGAAATCGGCGATGCCGGCGACGTCGAAGGCGAGAAACTGGACATTAAATTCCGCGACCAACTTCATCGCGCGCATTGCGATAAAAGTCTTATCGATCACTGAGCCTGGGACCGCCTCGATGTGCCCTTCCTCGACCCAGCGCTCATATGGCGCGTTGTCGCTTCGCGCGCGGTCAGCCAACCCGTCTTTCGTGGTCCAGTACCAGGTCTTTGCCCAGAGATGCCCGAACTCGTCTATCCAGACCGCCGTCAGAGCGGTCAAGTCGTTCTTCCTCGACAGGTCGAGGGCCAGCCAACACAGGCATTTCTTCAGCGCCGGGAGATTGATCGGCTCGTCCGATTGGACCGCAGACCAAGCCTCCTCCGCAATCCAGAAGCTCACCGAGCCCGTCGGAATACCGAAATACAATCGCTTGACCGACATCGCGTCGGCCATCGACGTCCGCGCCGTATTGACCGCGCCTCGGATGTTCTCGATCGGAAACGTCACCCCGAGCGCCGGCAGAGACTTAACCCAAGCCTTTTCATTGTCGAAGATCGTTTCGCGATCGGCCTCATCCACGCGCGCGATGAATGCAAAGGATTCATCGTCGTCGTACTCACCTTTTGCGATCTTCTGGTATCGTTCCGAAAGTTCGGTGCCGACGATCTGTGTCGATGCCGGCGTATTCGTCCCCATCAAGAACAGCGCGTCGCCAGCCTGCTTGTCGATAGCTCGTCGCCATACATCAATCGGTTCACGATACTTGAATTCATGAATCTCATCCGCCGCAACCAGCGCGGGCCGCGGACCCGAGTTCGCGTCCGTATTGGCAAGAGCTTGGAAGAACGATCCCGATTCCGGATGCTCAATCTTCCATGCGTTGCCGAGAACGCCGCGAATAATCACCTCGCCGCGGGATTCTAGCGTATCGCCCTCGTCCTGATCCGGGATTTGTGACCGACACATCGACACCGCGTCAGTGAAAAGGATGTTTGCGGTGCGCTTCTCCCAACCGATCGCATAAACCTCGGCGCGCGGGATGCCATGCCACCCCATCATGTAGAGGCCAATCGCGCCCATGAAGGGGCTGTTGTGCGTCGGAATCATATGCCTGCCACAGAGGAACATCTGTGACGGCGAATCTACCGAAATACAACGAACGGGAACGGATGGGATTTTCTCACACGCTACAATCTTCCGATCGCCAGAAAGGCGACGACGATCATGCGAATGGGCAACGCGATCCTGTTTGCGCGCCAACCGAAATACCTGCGTTCCCGACGCATAGAAGTTGACATGGTAACTGGCACCGACGTGCCGTCCGTTGATTGTTGCCCGTTTCGTTACCAACGTTGCCTTCAGGCCAAGCGAAAGGACGAGCTCATGAACGTTATTCGCCAACACCTCGCTCGTGTTGCAGAACGAGCATTGGCCCCCGTTTACGGTCCCGTCTGTGTCCATCAGCCCTTGCAGGAGCGCGAGTCTTTGCGCCCCCGATGCCCGCAGGTAAGGTGCAGGAATGTGCTTGTTCCGCAGAAGCCCAAGGGCGTTCAATCGAAAATGCAATCCAGCCCGACTGGCTGCTTCAATTCCTATCCTATAGCGCCCAACTCGGTCGCCCTGCCCCTTCCGATCGCCAAGAAGGGTGCCAACGGAGCGAAGTGCTGCGATAGACTCCGACGCGTCGGCATCGGAAATCGTCACACGCGGACAATCACTATCCCCATCGCCAAGCCAGAAACCAAGCAAATAGGGCGATATCGGCAAGTCAGCTTCTGGTAAGTCGAGCGCGCCAGCAAGAGAAACACTGTGATTTGCCGACAGGTATTGACCGTTCCGATAGCGAAGCGTTGCGGCAATCTCTGCCGTAGTGCGAATTCCTTTTCGCCACCTACCGCGCTGGCCAAGCGGAATACCGCGCGTTGCATCTCCATGTCCGCTGTTGCCGGACTTGCGCATTTCCGTCTGCCACAGGTGGCCAGCATCGGCGACGACAGTCGATCCATCATCAAAAGCGATGCGGAAGCACTCCCGGTCAGACAGAATTTCGTGAGCCTTCAAAACCCGGCACGGCCTACCATTCTCGTCCAACACGGCATCACCATCCTGGATTTCACCCATCGTGGTCCAGCCGGTCGGTGTCGGTATAGGTGTATCCAGCGCCAATGCCTTCGCCTGCCCCTTTCCAGTCTCGAGCCAGGCACTACGAAACCGTAGCCGGCCACTTTCGAGCTTCCAGCCGAACAACGAGCCGGCCGAGAACATATGCCACGGCAGAGGATCGAATGGGTGGCCAGCCTTCGCTCCAGCGGTGACCGTGAACATCGCCGGCATAAAGCGCAGGATACGACCAGCCGCAGTCGCGTCCCATACAAGTCCGCGCCGCGGGCCGTCAACCAAATCCCTCAAGTGCCGCTCGGCGGCGTGACAAACCAGTTCGCCGACGACAAACTTGCCATCAACTGCCCGTTTTGCCCACCGCGTTACCGGATCTGTTGGCAATCGGCTTGAGGAACTCGTCCGCCCCCGTTGTGCGCCTTGCTTTCCGCTGGACCTTGCCACCGCTATTGCGCCGACGCGGGCTCAAAGCCAACTCGGCCTCCAGTGTTGCAGCCGCCTCGCTGGCCTGCTTGAAAACTGTCCACGCTGGGTCGATCTGACGAACCCGCGTTTTCTTCGCGGCGCGGATAGCCCCACGCTCGCCCATCTCCCGCAACTGTCGATCGGCCTCCAAACGAAGCCCGATCAACCTCTTGATGACGTCGCCGTTATCCACGCATAGCGTCTGCGCGTCCCTCATCTCACCGATGATCGACCGCCACTGCGCCCGCACAAAACTAAGGTCCAACTCGTCGGAGTAATAGACCGACCAATCTGGCTCTGTCGGCTGACCTGGAAACAATTCTATGGCCGTCGTCATTGGCTTTCTTGTTTCTTGCTACCCCTCAAAACTGAAAGGGGTCTTCCTTTTTTGGTCCCATTGCGTATGGAGGGTGGGTGCCGGTCCAGCGAGAGAGCCGACCTTGAAATTTTATTACCCCCCGGGGGGGTGGGCTACCGGCCGGCATTCCAGGGATGGTCCGCGGCGATCGGTCGGCCGTCGCGATCGCAGCCCACCTCAAAGCCTCGCGCCTCGACAATCTGTTCGATCTGGTCGTGACAGGGAGCACACGACGACGACAGATTGGTCGGATCGAAGAACAATGCCTGGTCACCCTTATGTGCACGACGGTGATGCACGACAGTAGCCGGCGTCACCCTACCATCACGGTCGCACCGCTCGCATAAAGGCTGCTTGAGCAATTGCGCCGACCGTAACAATTGCCAGCGCGCCGTCTTATACAAGAGCCGATAGGCCTTGGCCTTTGCGCTTCGCTGGTCAGGTCGCCTACGCGACATGTTTCCAATTCTCGCGCCTCTTGATGCGATGGATCTGCTTGATATCCACCCCATAATCCAGTGCGATCAACCGCAGAGACCGAGCATCCTTTCTGATGGTTAGGATGTCATTGTCGGTTAGCTTTGCCGCTGGGCTGCGCTCACCTCTACAGTGACGATCCTTGGCAATCATATCGTCGGTATTATCGGCCGGCATTCCAGACCGCAGATGATCCGGATTGCAGCAATACGGATTGTCGCAACGGTGCAGAACATGCTCGCCGGCGAGTAATTCACCATGAGCGACTTCATACGCCAGCCGATGCACATACACCGAAACGCCACATCTGCCGCCGAAGCCAACTACGCCATACCCATGCGGGGTAGCAGCACCAAGCCACAAAAGGCACCCACTATTCGGCTCGGGCTGCGTGCGTTCCAGCACCTTTGACCACAGCCGAACCTTATCCTCAAACGACAACTTCATCACTGCGGGTGTCTTTTCCTTCCGACGCTTGGCGTCGTATTCCCGATTGTGTTGTCGAAGATCCAGAGGCTTAGGCACAATCACCTGTCTGTCCGCATAACTCGCAGGATGCGGTGTCAGCTGGGTCTGCGTGGTCCATCCGCAGATCGTCGACGGTGAATGGCTCGGCGAGATTGCGAGCAACGCGACGGCGCTTGATGCGCGCCTTCCCACCATCGCGCTCGACGCAGATCACCGGGAAGATGATGACGTCACCCATTCACAGCCCCGCACCCAAATACGAAGAGAGGCCGCTCGGATCTATCCGAGCGACCCCCCAAAAAATATACGAACTTTCTTCGTATCTCCCTTGACCCATACGAACTAAGTTCGTATAAAAAACGGGTCAGGTAACTCCGCCTGACGAACCACGGAGATGGATGATGAAGGTAACCTTCAAAATCCAAATCCGGTTCTGGAAGTGGACACTAGCACTGTCCGTTTCCCGGTAACCGGGGGCCGGAGGGGCCGCAATCCCCTCCGGTTCTCAGGTTAATATAACAGAAAGGAACCAAAATTCAATGATGACCCCGGAGCAGCTTATCGAGCGCCGTAAACGGTTTAAGTACACCCAAACCGAAATGGCGAAGGCTTTAGGGCTGACTCTGCGCGGCTACCAGAAATTAGAGGCCCAAGATGAACCCATCCGACCCGCTTATGAGATGGCCATTTCCTTCCTAGCCATCAAGCGCGCAGTTGAGCTGGAAGATGCGACGTTGGCGCCGAAGTTTGTGCGACGACTAGCCAAGGATTTGACCGAGATCGACTTCGGCTAATTTTTGGCAATACCATTACATCCGGGACATGCGCTGAGCGCTACGTCACGGGGTTACCGCGCTACGCGGCTTCGACTGGTCCACACTTGCGGTCCATTTAGTGACCCGGCCTATGTTGGCAGGAATCCCAGCCGAACTTGGGAATCAGCATTATGTGATTTGGTTGTACCTTGCAACACGATGTTGCGGATATACACAGGAGAGTACATTGGAATCTTTCACCACATTGGCTGGGCCGATCGCTACGATAGTCGCCTCGCTCACAGCGGGCGGAATTGCCATTTGGCTCGGGACATCCCAAGTGTCGGTTGCTAGGCTGCAGGCTAGCACCGCGAATGATCGGCTTGTGCTCGATCTTTTCGAGAGACGATTCGAAATCTATTCTCAGGCCAGAGAAATCGTCAGATCAGCCGTTCGCAAAGGCACCAGCACAACAGAAGAGCAGTTCTCGTTTCTGAGGGTGACCGATGGAGCCTCGTTCCTCTTTGGGAAAGAAGTTACGGACTACCTGACTGATATTTACACTGCCCTTGTAGAACTGCAATATTGTGAAGACGAGCTTAAGCGGGTGCTAGATCGCGATAAAGCCAAGTCGTTCAAGCGGCGCCAGATTAAATTCGACAAGATCAAGGATTTTTATACCGAAGCACCAAAGCTATTCGCGCCCTACCTTCATGCTCACCAAAAATTCGGCGACACTTCCTTTTAAGCTACCCCAAGCAGCTCCGCTACGCGGCAACCACCATATCCGCCGGTATCCAATGCCGGATCATCCCGAATAGAAGCTCCACCCGGCCCTTGGCGTCAATACTGTCAATGTGTGCCGTCAGGCCTGTGTAGACGCTTCCATTATCCACGCGAACCAAATCGCCCCTCTTAAATCGCGAAACCGGGCGCCCTTTAGCCCGCAGCATTTCCCGGTGCTTCTCGATCTCGATGTTCCGGATATCCATGATGGCGGAATGCGGCAGCAAGCAGATATTTGCGGTGGCCCCATAGCGGAGAATGCGATTGACGCCACGAACACCCTCAATCTCGGCCATCGAACGACCCACGGTGCGCAAGAAGCCGTAGCCGGGAAACATCGGCCTAGGATGCAACACTACAATCTTCCGACCATGCACATCCTTTTTCTTTGTCGCTCGCCGCTCGCGCACGATCGGGACGTATAACTCAAGTCCTAGCTCGTGCAGCCGCCATACGTTCTGCAGCTCTTGCCGCAGCTCGGTGAGGACGACACACCAAGGTGACTCTGCCGTGGCGTTCAAGCCGCATCCTCCCTATCTGCCGGCTGCGAATCTCCGTCCGTAGTGGCCGCCTCTGCGGCCAGCTGTCTGCGATCGGAGCGCCGCCGTTCAAATTCAGCGCGCTCCGCAAGCTGCTTGTCGATCTGCGCCTGCCTGGCGGCCGCCTCGCGACGCGGCTGCACAATCTCTTCGCATGCCAGATAGACTTCCCTCACCGTCGGAAGAAAATCCTTCTTGATCGGGAGGCCGTGAGCGGGATGCGTCACGTCGCGAATGACATCCTCAGGATACCGGGCAAGGGTTGCCGTGATGGCGGCCACGTAGGTGTCCGGATCGCTGGCATCACCCTTGCGATAGCAGCCGAGGAGAAGCCGGGCCCGTTCCGTCGCGTATTCCGTCACCATCGCCTGGGAGGGCGTCGAAAGATCGGACCTTGTCGAGGAGACGGTCAGCGGCTTGAATGACGTTTCCTGATTGCTGTTTTCCATTTGCGGTCACCGTGAGTTTTTCTGCTGGCTTAACTTCGATTTCGGGCAACGGCCGGCGATGCTCCGCAATCAACTCGGCCATCGGCTTTTCGAGGTAGTTGAAACTGATGATTGGGCGACGAGCGCGCTTAGCTATCACCTTGCCAGCCCAGACCATTTCACGCTGCGTCCAGCCCTGATCTAGGCACTTTTGCGTCCACATGGCGCAACCGCACCAACCCGGCGGAATCTCTTCTGGCAGATTGAAACCAAACGCCTTTTCCAGCGCGTCGGTGATGTCGAACGCTTCTTGCGAGATCGCACATGCCGCCCGCGCGTGCGTCTCATCATCATCAATCTGGCTTATAGCCTCTAAAGTAATAGGGTCTGGTGAAGGTGACCTATTAGGTCCCCTATTAAGGGTTGGTATAGGTGATCTATCACCATCCCCTTTAGGCCAGCGCTTCCCGATGTGCTTTTTACCTTCAAGGGATTTCTCCGCATCGCGGACCATGCGCCGCGAGAAGATCGTTTTGGTATCGGTCCGGCTATAGACGCCTGATGACTCCAGTTCGGCCATGAATTTCATACAATCGGACTGCGCGATGCCGGCGAGGCTCGCCAGTTGCCGCACGGTCACCGGCACATTATTGACCAGCAGGTGGCCGTAGGGCTCCGCTTCGTGCATCAGGCAGATCATTTCGGCCCAAAGGCCGCGCGCCCCGATAGAGCACATGCGCAGCTTCGGATCTCCCCGCCAATCCTGCGGGTAGAACTTGAGCCACGGCCGTTTTTTGTCCGCCTTGGGCACCGTCAGAGCATCCCCAACGATTGCATGTAGAGTTCGAGGATAGATTCCTGCTCGGCGCGCTCGTCGGAGTCCTGCTTGCGCATGCGGATGATGGTGCGCAGCGCCTTGGTGTCGAAGCCGTTGCCTTTCGCCTCGCCGTAGACGTCCTTGATGTCGTCGCTGATCGCCTTCTTTTCTTCCTCGAGCTTCTCGATGCGCTCGATGAGCGCCTTAAGCTGGCTCTTCGCGAAGCGGGTCGCGGGCTCGTCCATACCGCCGACGGCGCTGTTGTGGCCGACGACCGAATTCATTGCGCTCTCCCCTCAAGCGCACCTACGGCGCCGCGCAGATACGACATCTCCTGATCGGCGACCGGCAATAGCGGGCGCTTTGGCGATTCCCATTGCATGATGGCGAAGCCGTCGGCCGGCGCCGGGCCGATGTAGTTCCACCCCGCTTCCCAATAGGCCGGGACATCGCTTTCCGGTATATGGATGATCGGGCAACGGGTGCGCTCGGTCATGACGCCTCCAGAAATCGAGGGCCGAGCTGGATGATCGTCAACCCCAAAGCTACGGCGATACGATATTCAGCAACAGCGCCCTTGCTGTTTTTCCAGCCGGGCAGCAGCGCCACGGCGTCAGCATAGAGGCAGATGAATTCCAGATCATCCCTGAGCGCCTCACGGAGATTGAAACCGTGTTCCTTGGCTGCCAATTCCTCGCACCCGGCGGCATTGCCCTTCGAAATATCGATGCCATGGGTCTCAATATCACGCTCGGCTGGATTGAATACGTGATATCCCGCGGCGCGAAGTTTAGCTGTCGCGGCATGGAAGGCTGGGAAATTGAACTCGGAGATACCGCGCATCGGTCCTGCGACGTAGATTTTCATTCTGCGGCATCCATCTGTGCGAAAAACCCGGCCTCACGCGAAAACAGGTCGTCCTGCCGCGCCTGAGCATCGATGTACCGGGCGGCCTGCTGGAAATAACTCTCCTTCAATTCGGTGCCGATGAACTTGCGGCCCAGCTTCATAGCTCGGACGCCTTCCGATCCGATGCCCATGAACGGCGAAAGCACCACGTCGCCAAGATTACTCCACATGACCAGAGCGCGGTCGATGACGTCGAGTTGAAGCGGACACAGGTGGCGCTCGTCGCCCGGTTGTTTGGCGACCTTGACGTTGAGCACGTTGCTCTGATCGATGGTCATCCAGACCGGAGAGGCCCATTCCTGCCACTGATCGAGCGGGAATTCCGTCGGCGTATGCCGGATCGGCTCCGGGTTGACGCCGGGCTTGATGAACGTGAGCAGGTAGTCCGGCATTCCGCCCCGGGACTTGCTGCTGTCCTTCTGCAACTGCTTGTAGAGCAGACCGACATGCTTGGTGCGGGTCATTTCAACGACCGGGCATTTCCAGATGGTCCGCCGGCCATGGAGAATCCAGCCAGCATCCTCGTGGATCTTGATGATTTGGCCGGAGAAATCCTTGATGCCAATGGCACCGTCCTTCCATTTCGTCATCGGAAGATCGGAGCAGTGCACGGCCGTGATCCGGCCCGGCATCGTCACGCGCAGCTTTTCCTTCACCAGATAGGCGTAATGGCGCGCGAACTCTTCGTCCGTGCTGTTGCCCATGTCGGCAGCGGATTCCGAGTAGACGAACAGCGCCCCAAATGGTGGACTGTATACCGACATGCCGATGCTGTCGGATGGCAATTGGCTGATGACGTCAACGCAATCACCGTGGATGGCTTTCCAGCCATCGCCTTCAATCGAGTTCAAGCAACGGATTGGAGCCATGCCGGCGTCTCCGTGGTCTGAATAGGGTCATAGGGGATGCGTCTGATCGTGGCGCCGTGGGTGGCCCGGCGCATTGCATCGCGCATCGCCGCTTTCATCTTGGCGTGGTCCGCAGCCTTGCGATCGATGACGCGTCCGATCTCCCCCTCGCCTTCTGCGACCGCAAGATGGACTTTGAGCGTTCGCTTCTGGCCAAAGCGCCACGCGCGGCGGACAGCCTGATACCAGGTCTCATATGAATAAGAGCGGCCGACGAACGCCATCCTAGCAACGTGCGACCAATCGAGCCCATAGCCGCACATCGACGGCTTGGCGATCAGTCGCTTGATCTGACCGGTTCCGAACGCCTCAAGTAGTTCCTCCTTGTCATCGATCGACTGCGAGCCGCGGACCTCGACGCTGTCAGGGATGATGGCGGAAAGCGCATCGGCCTCGTAATTCGTATCGCACCAGATCAACCACGGCTCATCAGGATCGGCCATAACAGCCTCAGCGATCGTTTCCGCGCGCGTCTGAATGGTTTGCCGCTTTACGTCGTGGAGATTGGTGGCCGATAGCGCGGGACCGCCGAACATGCTAGCGAAGTCACGATCTGCAGAGCCATCGTTGGCCTGATGCCGGATCACCTCGAACGGTGGCAATTGGTATGCCGCATCGTCATCCGAATTGCCGGTCAGGTCAGACGGCTTTTCTGCCATTCTGGCCCATGATGCCATCCAGTCCCAGAACGCGCTCTCGGCGTGGCCCTTGAGCCGCCATTCCTGAGACGCTGTAGACGTGTCGTTGATGAAGAACCGCGATAACATTTCGTTGCCGGCCATGATCTCAAGAAAGTCGGCATAGTTGCCAAGCTCCATGTGATCGTTCGGCGCCGGCGTTGCCGTGGCGACCAGCTTGAATCGGGCTCCGCGATGCGCCTCCGTCATTTCCCGGGTGGTCGCACCGGTAAAGCTCTTGAAGATCGACGCCTCATCGCAGGAAGCGATGGGGAACTCCAAGGCGTCGATCTTGTCGCGCCGGTCATAGTTGCAGATGTTGATGATGCCGGGCCGGGCCTCCGACTGATCGCGGATGACTTTGGCCTCGTAGCCCCATCGCTCCGCGCGGCGCTTGGTCTGACCCGCGACGGCGAGCGGCGTCCAGAGGATTGCCGGCTTGTTGATGGCCTCGATCGCCTTCTGGCAGAACTCAAGCTGCACCTCGGTCTTTCCGAGGCCGGTATCGAGAAAGCACCCACCACTGCCGACATGGAGTGCAAACTCCACGGCCATAGCCTGAAACGGATACAGGTGATCGGCGAGTGGCGGCACGGCCGGGAGGCCGCGCCGTGGCGCCTTTACTGCCTTGCTCTCAAGAAAATGCATGTAATCCGGCGTCATGCGGCAGCCCTCAGACGCGGGATCTGTGTCGACTGCGCCAGGATGGCGGTCGGCTCGAACGGGTCGACGATCCGGAACGATGTTGCCCTGGGTCCGATATGAAGCTGGATCACATCGCCGTTGAGCATTTTCATCGTGTCGATGAACTGGCCCGGTAACGCCGCGACGAAGGAATCTGGCAGCGCATCCCCGCTACATCGGATGGTTTCGACGCCATCGCCACTGCCGGTGAGTGACAGGACAATCTCTCCGTCCTTGATAACAAGGTGCAACTGGCTGTCGGCATTGGCAATAGAGGCAAGTCGATTGAAGCAGCCGAGCAATTCTTCCCGGTCAACCTCAACGTAATTCTTGATCAGGCCGGGAATGCCGCGGTTGTAGTCGATGTATTGGGCGTCGATCAGCTTGGTACAGAACCGTCGATCGGCAGTTTCCAGCGCGACGGTCCGCTCCGATACCGACAATTTGCCCGGCCCAAGGCGAACGATCTCACCCAGCGCCGCCGTCGGCACGATGACGCCGACCAATTCTGGCATGGAGAGTTCGGACGAATAGCGCGTGAAGTGCTTACCATCGGTCGCAGCCGAGCAAATCGCCCCGTCCGCCGAGTGCAAATAGACACCCTGCCCGAATTGGCGTGTTTCACGTGGATCAAGCGCGGCGCGAGGCCGGTCGAAAAGCTGAGTGATCGCCTTCGCATCCAGATCGATCGTCACCGGATTCTCACACGGCAACGGTCCTGGGAAGTCATCGGCGCCGAGGATCGGCAGCTTGTAGCGGGAGCGGCCCGACTTGATCGTGATCCGAAAATCGGATCGCTCGACGTCGATGTGCGCCGCCTTCGGCAATAATCCGACCAGCTGCACGATGGAATCAGCCGGCACGGCGCAAGCGCCGTCCTGTGCGCCATCGACTGCAAGGTATGCCTCGCTCGACGACGCAGAATCGTGCCCCAGGAGCGTCAGTTTCGGTCCGACAACGTCAAACCGGATATGCTTGAGCAGTTCAGTCGAGTTGGCCTTGGCTCGCGCTTGCACGGACTTGAGGCCATCCAACAGATCGCCGGCGGGAATAGTGAACTTCATGGATTGCACCCCACTGCATCGAACATGGCGAGAATGGCGCGATCTGCCGCAGGGCCGTGGACCACATCGAACTTCAACCGTCCGACGGGGCGCTCCACTTCGTACAAGAACTGTTCGATCGCATTGATGGCCTCGGGATGAGCAGCGGCTTTGAATTCCGCGATATCCTCGTTTAACTCGGCGATTTCCTGGTCCTTGGCCTCAATCCGATCCTCAAGCTCCTTTACCCAGGCCTTAAGCTCGCCCCCGCGCGCCAAGCCATCGTCCTCGATCTGCCTTCGGAGACGGGCGATCTCGACGTGACAAGCCGAAACCGTTCTCGGGTATTGCTCAAGCGTTGCGGTTGGCATTGCAGCTTCTCCAGATCAGGCTTTTGTAAACGGGATAGACATGGGCATTTTTGCCGGCGTCTAGCGTGCATCGGCGAGACATGCCGGACGGCCAGATCACGCGCTCGTTTTTTGCGCGCCGCCAAGGGCCAGCGTTGGCGTTCGGATGATGCGGCTTGCGCCGGAAGCGGCGCAACACATCGTCGATGTGAACGGTTTCTTGCTCCTTCGCGATGCCGCAAATGCAACGGTAGAGGACCTCGCCATAGCCCGGGTCGTCGATCTCTTGCGCCTCGACGGCGAGGCAGATGCCACGGTCCATCCGAACGAGGCCGGCGCTTTGAAAGAAGAATGGATGCTCAAACATGTTCATCGCCCCACTCTCATAGCCGCGGTGTTGCGGACGGCTTCGGCCAGAAACGCCCGCCGCTCCGAGGGCGTCATGTCGGGCGCGGCGGGAAGCCGGCTGCGATATTCCGGGGAGGTCCGGCTCATCGTGAGCGGCGCGGCCGGATTTGAAGCGTGCGAGCGTTTTGCCTTCCGCTTCCCGGCCTTCTTGGCGCGGTCGCGGAGCCTTGCGCGTTCGCTGGCGCGCTCCTCGAACTCGACGGCTTGCTGTACGGTGTAGCATCGAACGCGGATGCCGAGTGCGAGGGCCTTACCCATCACGGATGCCGCAGAGACGCCGAGCTCATCGGCGATCTCGGATGCCGATCGATTTGCCGCCGCCCGAGCTTTCAGGTCGGCCACCCGAGCTACTGTCCAGAATTCGCGCCCCGTCATCGTGCCCCCCCCCCGGCAATCTGGCGCTTGAGCAGATCGACCTCATCGGACAGCGCGACGTCCTTGGCCACCAGCGCCTCGATCTTGCGCACCGCGTGCAGCACCGTGGTGTGGTCGCGGCCGCCGAAGCGGCGCCCGATCTCGGGCAGCGAGCGCAGCGTCAGGGTCTTGGCGAGATACATCGCCATCTGGCGCGGGCGCACCACGTTGGCGGTGCGGCGCGAGGACAGAATGTCGGTGGAGTCCACGCGGTAATGCTTTGCGACGACCCGAATGATCGGCGCGATGCGAGGCCGGGGTGCCGCGGGCAGATCGATTTCATCGACGATGCGGAACCATGGCTCAGCGGGCGCAGGCGCGACCGGCGAGCACGACTCAACCGTCTCGGGCTCCGCTACCGGAGCCGGGATCGGGGCCGGGCGGCGGACAAGTGCGCGGCGAGGGGCCGGGCCGAACAGCCGCTCCACCCGCGCGCGGTGCAATTCCTGAGCCTTGATCTGGCTTGGTGTCGGATTGGATTGGTAAAGCATTGCCCCTGCCCCCTCAGCTCTTACTTCCGGGCCGGAGCCACGGCGCGATGCGATACGCGAGCCACTGAGCGCAGCGCAGCATGGTGCGCGCCGTAAAAGTCCTTGTCCTGAACAAGCAGGGCGTCCGCGCGCGCGATGGCGGCGCTGGTATCTCTGTCGGCATCGATCGCCTCTCGGAGCTTGCGGCGGGCGCGGCGCTGCAACGACATGGCGTCGAGCGCGGCGAAGTAAGCGAGGGTCTTGCGCCACCAGGACGGGCAGGCGTCGCCCAGCAGGACACCGAGGAAATCGACGCCCCATTCCGAGCGCAGCAGCATGGCGATTGCGTCACTCGGGATCTTGGCGCCGCCGGTCAGCCAATACTCGACGGTGCGCTGCGGATAGCCCGTGATTTCAACGAGTTCGAGCGCGGTCTTGAGAGGGAAAAGCCGTCGCGCCGTTTGCGCGATCTCGAGATTCGTCCGCAACTTGTTGCGGCACTCGCCGCAAGTCTTTGCGGTCTCGAAATTTGCACGCTTGATCACGATCGCGGACGATACGCCCATGACTTACGCCTCACTGGTTACGGGTTGGGATTGGGATGTGGTGTCGGGGTCGACCCGGTCACGGGAGCGGCGCTGGTGCGCCGCGTCATGCGCCTGTGACTTTGGGCGGTGGATGCCGGCCGAGCCTTGCGACTCAACCGGCATCCGTTCTTCGTTGGAGGTGTCAACGCAACCAACGGAGATTGAGTGATGACGATCAAAGACGAGGAAACGCCGCTCTACTTCGCCAGCGCGTCCCTTCTCAGGGTCTTGCTGCATCAGTTTGTGCTGAGTGGACGAACGACGCAGGAACGCGCTGCGATTCAAGCCAATCTTTTCAACAATGTGATGCACGACCTCAATCACTCGAAGGCCGACGAGCCTACGAAAAAAGCCGCGGCCAGTATCGTGGCTGCAATCTTCGGAGCCAGCGGGAATGAGCGTAAGAACTGACGGCGCGCGAACACCCCTGCCCCAGATCTCGTCGAATTCATCATCGGATGAGAGTCGGTATTCGATCATGCCACCGTCCCCTGATGTTCAGGCTGGGGGACGGATTCGGGCGTCGACCAAAGATCAGGCCGCAGGTCGGAGGCAGAAACCTCCCCCCTCGTTGCCCAGTGGATACCAAGCGCCAGCTCGGGGGAAATGCGATTGCGGCGCTTAGCCTGCCAAATAGCATTTTGGCTAAAGCCGCCTGCGGCGCGGCCGAGCTTTGCTTCGGACCCAAGAAGCGCGACGGCTTGTTCGATGGCATCGGAAACGGTCATGCCACGACGATACACCTATTGGTGTATTAATCAACACTTTTCAGTGTGTGACGATAACACCTATATGTGTTAGCGGAAAAGCATGGTGGACCAAACAGTTAAAGCACCATTCGCCTCGCTTATCCGAGATCGGCGCATCGCCATGGGGATGACGCAGGAAGAGTTGGCGCGGGAAGTCGGCTGTCCTCAGCAAACCATTGAGAAGATCGAGAAAGGGAAAACCAGGAAGAGTAGCTACTTCCCGGTGATATTTTCAAAGCTCGGCTTGGATCTGGGATTGCTCACAGGCGCAGCTTCTCTCCGGCTTGAACCGGCCGCGCCGCGAAAATTCCTGAAAACCTCAGCTTTCAAATTCTACATTGGCAAGTGGCGGGAATTCATGGGCGTTCCCGTCGTCGACGCCGCCAGGGCCGTCGGCCTACCTGCTGACGAGTACCAAGCGCACGAGACCTATCCGATCAATTTTACGCTCGGCCAAGTGGCTGCACTGGCCGATGAATTTGGTGTCCGGGGGGATCAATTCTGGTTTCCTCCGCCAAGGACTCACCGAAATCTCCAAGCACCAGCTGTAAGAAAGAAGGTCGCCAAGAAGTGACGCGATTCCGACTAGCTACAACATCAATATTTCTGGCCGCTACCACCTTATCGGCGTGTGGTGTTCCTAGCTTGGTCAAAGGTCCGGTCTCGATTTACGCCGCCGAAGGGAAAGGTGACTTCCGCAAGGTTGCAAACTGTGTTTATGGCAAGTTCGACAGTACAAGAGAGGGCTGGTCGCAGGCTGAAATCCAAAAAACGGAATTGGACAACACCGCGCATGTCGATCGGCGAGCGAGCCCTACAATCCGAGAATGGCGAATAGCGATTACAGCTATCGGACTGGCGCGGTCGCGAATGGAGTTCATTGCACTAGATCAGCCTATAACTTTCGGCGTCAATGAAAGGATATGGAAGACGGCGCTGGAATGCTTGGCCTGATTAGGATTCACCATGGCCACTTGTGATCTAATCTCCAGCTAGAAAGCGCGCTGGCATGGAATTCATCTTCCTCTTTTGGCTAGTTCTCGCAGTCGCGGTCGGCGCGGCGGCCAATGCGAGAGGCCGCAGCGGGATCGGCTGGTTCATTCTGGCCGTTCTGATCTCCCCAGTTCTTGCGTTGATATTTCTCATCGCGCTCCCGAGTCGCCGCGGCGAGCGAATAACCCGCGAGCAGATGGCGATCGACGATCGCGTTCTCCGCAGAAATACCGAGCGAAGCCGGAGAGAGACGGAACTTTGAAATGAGGCTATTGCCGCCCATCCTCGCGTGCCTTGCACTCACAAGCTGCGTGGGACCGCTTGTCCCGGTGACAAAGGTTGATGAAACAACGGCCATTGAACTCGAGCAAACAATTCAAGCCTACGACGCCGCGTCCACACCGACGAATGCCACGGTCCTCGGGACGCTAACGGCAACGTCGTGCAAGAATAAGCTATGGGATAAGCCGGCGACGAAAGAGGGCGCCATCGCGCAACTCAAATTGCTGTCACGACAGCGCGGTGGAAATGCGGTTGGCAATCTGACTTGTGAGGCTCAAGAGGGAACGAGTCTTGCGAAGAATTGCTGGGAATCCGTCGTCTGCACTGGGACTGCATTAAAAGTCGAGCCTGTGGGCGTGCACCCGACCAAGCCTCGCCGCCGGTAGACGCCTTCCCCTAAAGTTGCAAGAATCTGACTTGCCCTCACGTCATGGTTGCGCTTGGATAGCGCCAGGCTGGGGACTTTATCATGCGTATTTTGTGCGTTGCGGCGTGCTGTGTCGCGCTGGCGGGATGTGCGTCAAAGTCGTCTGAGATCACGGCGGCCTATGTTTCGCCTGTCATGTATCAAAATCACACCTGCCAGCAACTGGCGCTAGAGGCGCAGGGCGTATCTGCGCGAGCAGCCCAAGTCGCCGGCGCGCAGGATGCCAAGCGAAGCAACGATGCCGTCGCCACCGGCGTTGCCGTCGTCGTGTTCTGGCCAGCCGCGTTTCTCGTTGGTGGCGATGGGCCGACTGCGGCCGAACTTGGTCAACTCAAAGGGCAGATGGTTGCGATCGAGCAAGCTTCGATCGCCAAGAAGTGCGGAATCCAGTTTCAAGGCCCAGCGCCCGCCAGGAACATAAAGCGGCGCTCAGATCATCCACCATCGCGCGGACCCAAATAGAAAACCCCGCCGGAGCGGGGTTTTCTTTCTTTAGGCTGCCTCAGCATCGGAGGCGGGACCGCTGCGCCATTTACCGTCATCATCACCGCAGCAAACATCTTGATTGGCGCGACGGCAGAACCGAAACTCTAATTCGCTATCCACTGAATAAATGTGCTGTACTTTCATATCAAAAAACACCTTTCTAAATGCTTCCATCGCCTCTTTGGCGCGCTCCGGCGAGATGGCCCCTTGATCAATGGCGTCGTCGACCAAAGCGCTATTTCGACTGCCCATCTCCAAGAACGCATACATTCGGAAGAATTTCTCGTTCGTGGCAGATAGTGTCTTTGTACCCGTTTCGCACCGGCTATAGTGCTCGGCGGAAATATCCAACGCGTCAGCCACCTCGTGCGACCTCATACGCAGCGCGGTCCTGATGTACTTCAGGTCATCTCCCGAGAGCTTCCGCGGATGCAGTACTCGTGACTGAACGATTGACGAAATAAGCCCTGGGAGGTCCGTGATCTCCGCTACAATTTTCCCAGCCTCGTTCGTCTTCTCAATCACTCCATTCAGAAGAAAAACTCTGAAAGGCGTCCCGAGCACTCCCCCAAAATCTCGCGCAACAGGACCGCCCATAAAGTCATGCTGCATTTGGTTCACTGTCTTTCTCCTTCACCCTTGCTCCACGTATTTCGAGGACTTCTTCACTCGCAATGAAGAATACTGTTACTTCAACGGCACCAATGTCATCGTCCGCGTCCTCAAAAACGCATACACTCCCAGCTCCATCACACTTCTCCGCGCTAACGCAAAAGCCACGCGCCAGTGCCTGCACGGCGCGTGTGAGCGAAACGCCTTGGAGATTCTCCGGACAGAAACGCGTTACGTTTTCTGTCCCGGCGTATTCGAGAAACGACCTAACCCAACGCTCTTCCGGACTGTGACGGCGACGGCGACGGCCGGTCCGAAATTGCTGTGCGTCGCTGGTTTCCTCAGCCATCTTCTCGAAATCTCCTTATTGAAACATACGTAAAATAGGCCATTCTTGATCAAAGATCAAGCAAAACTTGATCTTTGATCAAGATGAATGGTATTATAATATAGTACTAGCTTAGGGACCAGTCGCAATTAGGACGACCGTGCCGCCGACGCCTCCTGCAGGAGATCGGCGAACGCATCGCAGACCTCTCGCCGTAGGCTGTCCCGCGGCATGTTGATGATGGTGGTGTCTGGGTCGGTCGGGTGCGGCTGGCCGGCCAAGGGGATGATCTTGTTTTCGAGGAATGGCCCTAGCTCTCGGATGACCTCGAACGCGATCCCGGGGAATCGGCGCGAAAGCCCCTCTGCCACAAGGGCTTTCGTCATTTCGCTGGCGCCATCGTCAAAGCCGTAGAGAAACTTGGTCATGCCGCTGCCCTCGCCTCGTCGGGGATCCGGCCGTAATGCGCCAGGAGGATCGGCTCCTCAGCGTCGCCGGCGTCCTGGTCGACCATCTGCGAAAAGGCAACGACGCCGACGACTTTCTCGCTGAGAAATTTTGCCTTGAGCCTAGCCTCGTCAGCATCGGCGACGGAGTACGACCGGCCGCCGATCAGCCGGTTTTTACCGTCAATTCCAAAGACTTGAACGAAATGCATCTGCTTGTACGCCATTACTTTCCTCCCTGCATGCGCACCGCCGTTGCATTAGAACAAAAAGAGAACATAGAGTCGAATCATTTCTTACACTTTTTGGTGTTGACTGATACACCAATTGGTGTATCATAGCCCCATCCTCTTCCGGATCATCCGGACGTCAGATGGAGCGGGATCATGCAAGCCTACCGCCGACGGTCAGCGCAGTCCTTCCTCAACAGCCTCCGCGCCGTTCCGCTCTACAAGCATCATGAAACGCCGAAGGCACTGCTCGTCTCGACAGACGGGATTCGCGCCAATGCGAAGTGGCTGTTTCCGCGGCGCGCGCTCGAGGAAGCTGCAGGGTCGCGGCCGGATTTCATCCTCGTCACCACCGAGGATTGGCGGCTGAAGAATTGCGGGCTCGCTCTCGCGCTCTACCGGCCTGAGTTGGCGTCACACTACTCCGAAGAAACGCGCCAGGAATGGGTGCGTCACGTCCAGGCCGCATCGAAGGCCAATCGCGCGATCTGGCGCGGCCTGCGTCGATCGAGTGTTCCGGCCGGGCTGGTCGGAGGCGCCTACGAGAGCATGGGGGCCTGACCATGATCAATGGCAAGGACCCGCGCGAGCTACAGTCAGCGCCGGAGATCATTTCCGATCTCGCGCATCACCTCGTCGCTGGCCGACAGGATCCGTCCGACCCCGATGCGGCCATCGAATATCTGCTGGGGCTCGAGCTGTATCGGCCGAGCATTGTGTGCCGGCATCTGGACGCCGCACTCGACGGAGCCGGCCAGATCTACATCGCAATGGAAATGTCACGCCGGGAGGTCGCCTAGCCATGGCCGAACTGACCGCAGCATTCGTCCTTGGTTTGGTGATGGGTGCCTTCCTTGCCCTCGCCTGGATTCCGGAGCGCGTCGCTGTCGATGACGAGCCCACCGAACACGGGCCATTCCTGCGATGAGTCGGCGTGAATTCAGCTCCAAGGTGAAACGCCTCGCATACGAACGCGCTGGCGGTCGGTGTGAGAACCTGCTCGACAACGGCGAGCGATGCCCCTGCACGTTGGGGCGCGGGAAATTCCACTATGACCACGACCTGCCGGACTGGATGGGAGGCGAGCCCACACTCGAGAACTGCGTCGTGCTTTGCATCCCCTGCCATCGCGAGAAGACGTCAGGTGTCGACATCCCAACCATCGCCAAGGCGAAGCGCATCCGAGATCGCGAGATTGGAATCGTCAAGCGCCGCAGGCTGCGCGGGCGCGGCTTCGACCGGCCCTGTCCTCAGCGCTCCGCCTCCCGACCCATCATCAAGCGCAACGAGGTGACGAAGTGAACACGAGCACCGTCAGCGACCACGATTCAGAGAGGGAGGCATAAAATGGCTAAGGCGAAGAAGAAGTATGAATTCACCGGCGAAACGAAGATCGTCGCTGGCGTCAAGCTCCATCGCATCCGCGCCCTTGTCGCCATTGCCGCAATCGGCGTCGCGGTCGGCGATCTCGGCGGATGGATCGAGAGCGAGAATAACCTTTCGCGGGTCTCCGGCGACGCGTGGGTCTCCGGCGACGCGCGGGTCTACGGCGACGCGCAGGTCTCCGGCGACGCGCGGGTCTCCGGCGACGCGCGGGTCTTCGGCGACGCGCGGGTCTTCGGCGACGCGCGGGTCTTCGGCGACGCGCGGGTCTCCGGCGACGCGCGGGTCTCCGGCGACGCGCGGGTCTTCGGCGACGCGCGG